CGTGTTATCGGCTGAAACAAAAGAAAAAATGTCGATAGCTCACAAAGGTAAAGCGCAATCACCCAAATGGGTTGAAAAGCGAATTGCAAAAAGATTAGCGACAATAGCCGCTAAAAAACTTCAAATCAAAGAGGAACTATCATGAGTAATGTGCTCAACAATTTAGCTAGTGACATATACAAAGCGGCAGACGTAGTAGGTCGTGAATTAGTCGGTTTTATCCCTTCATCTACCATCAATGGTGATGCAACAACCCGCGCTGCAAAAGGCGACACAATCCGTGCGGCATTTACTCGCACACCAAGCGTTAACACTTCATTCGCGCCCTCGATGACAATCCCAGAGGGCACAGATCAAACCGTTGACAACAAAACAATGACACTTGATTCTTACGCTTCGGTTCAAATCCCATGGACTGGTGAAGATATTAAGCACGTCAATAATGGTGCAGGTTACGAAACCATTTATGGCGATCAAATCGCTCAAGCAATCCGCGCATTGTGCAACAAAATTGAGCAAGATTTATTCTCGGCTGCTTACAAAGGCGCATCACGCGCTGTTGGTTCAGCAGGCACTACACCATTCGCGTCTAACTTCGACACTATCGCGCAAGTGCGTCAAATCTTAGTTGATAACGGCTGTCCTACTGATAATCAAATTTCATTAGTTATGAACACAGCTGCTGGCGTTAAATTGCGCAACCTTGCAGCACTTCAACAAGTTAACACTTCAGGCAATGAAGCATTATTGCGTCAAGGTACATTGCTTGATTTGCAAGGCATCATGATTAAAGAATCAGCTGGTATTACTACGCACACAAAAGGCGGTGGTACTTCTTACGTTACATCTGGCTCAACTGCTGTTGGTGTTACTGACATTGCATTGGTAACAGGTAGCGGCACAGTATTAGCTGGTGACGTTGTGACATTCGCGGCAGATACTGCAAACAAATATGTTGTTGGCACAGGCGTTACTGCTGCCGGCACTATTTCATTAAATGCACCAGGCGCACAAAAAGTCATTGCTACAGCAAACGCTTTAACTGTTGGCGATTCTTACACACCAAGTGTTGCGTTTCACAAATCAGCCGTTGAGTTAGGCATGCGCCCACCTGCAATGCCTAATGGTGGTGATTCTGCCGTTGACGTGATGACAGTACAAGACCCAACAAGCGGTTTAGTATTTGAAATCGCAGTTTATAAAGGTTATATGAAAACTATGCTTGAAGTACGTTGTTTGTATGGCGTAAAAGTATGGAAACCAAACCACGTTGCTACGTTGCTAGGTTAATTTTTCTAGGGGGTTCGCGTTCGTTCCTGTTCGCGTTCCCCCGCCTTATTTATGGCGGACTTATGAAGCATTACGTTTGCAAAATAGCAACAAAACCAACCACCGTAACAGCAGGTACTGTTTATCAGGCGTTTGTTAATACTGATGACACATCACTGCGCATAACAAAAATGCACATTCAACTTGATAGCGCAGACGCGGGAGGAAATGGAAATTCAGTTTATGCGTTTGCTCGCATTAAAGGCACACCAACAAGCGGCACAACGTTAACTGTAACAAAGTACGACAATCAAAACGAGCCTAGCAAAATGCTATGCTTACGCAATCAAGCGGGTTTAGATATGACAGGCGTGACGCAAGAGCCTTATTTTTTGGAACGCTCAGTTATTTCTAAATTTACTGGAAATGCGTCAACAATAGATTTTAATCATAATGATGAGGGTTTTATATTGGCAAAAAATGAAGGCTTAATTATTTTTGCTGATAACGAAGTTGTTTCTGGCAGTGGAATTTACGGCATGATTGAATGGATGGAGGATTAAAATGGCGTTAATCGTTGAAGACGGTACTGGACTTGCAAACGCTGAAAGCTATGTTTCAGTAGCAGACGCGACAACCTATCATGCAAACATTGGCAACACAGCGTGGGCGGCTATTGCAAGCGATGCAACAAAAGAGCAATTACTACGCAAAGCCACAGACTACATGGTGGCGCAATATCGTTTGCAATATGCGGGTTATCGCAGATACTCGACACAGTCGCTTGATTGGCCGCGTTTATACGTTCCATTGATTGATTCCTTATCAGCAAACGTTTTTCCGCAATATGTGGATTTTGACATTGTGCCAACCACTGTAAAAAATGCGTGTGCTGAATTAGCGTTAAAATCTTACACAGCCATTTTGATGCAGGATTTAACGCAAGGCGTTATTCGTGAAAAAGTAGACGTTATTGAAGTAGAATATGACAAATACTCACCACAGCAAACACGCTATGCTCAAATTGACGCAATGTTATCCGTGTTTTTTAAACAACAAGGCAATGATATGTCGAGATCATTGGTGAGAACATGACACTTGATGCTCGCGCTCGCTCCACAGCAGATAAATTGCTGGATAAGTTTGGCAAATCAATCACGCTAACGTCTATTGTTGAAGGTACTTATGACCCAACAACGGGTGAGTTATCGGGCGGAACAACAATATCCACTAATCATACTGCTGTTATCAAAGACTATAACGGGATTGATTTTATTAGCGGTGTTGTGCAAGCGGGCGACAGAAAGGTAATGATCGCGGCATTAGGTGCATCAACGCCACAACCAGCCGATAAAGTAACTGTCGATAGTGAAGTTTATCAAGTGGTGGCAGTTCGTCATATATGGTCGGGTGAATTGCCCGCGCTTTATGAAATGCAGGTGAGAAAATGACGGGTTCAATGTCGCAAATTGTGGCGCGTGTTAATGGTCGCATTGATGACCAAATAAGAATGGCAACGCTTGGCGTATTTATTGGAATTAGAAAAGATACACCAGTTGGCGAACCTAGCACATGGAAAAATCCAGCGGCAGCTCCAGAAGGTTATGTTGGCGGAAACGCTCGCAATAATTGGCAATGCACAATCGGTGCGCCTTTTGTTGGTGAAGATGCAAACGGGTCGAATGAGAAAATACAAAGAACTATTCCACGCAGAGCTGGAAGTGTTGTGTACTTAACCAATAACGTGCAATACATTCAGCCATTAGAATATGGACACAGCACAAAATCACCCAATGGCATGGTTAGAGTAAACGTTGCACGTTTTGAGGGGTTATTAAATGGCACTAGTTGAGATCCGTACCGCATTAGAAACAAAACTCAATGCACTAACGCCTACACTTGCGACAGCGTGGGAAAACGTACCGTTTACGCCCGTCGTTGGTACAGCATATCAGCAAGTTAATTTAATGATTGCAGATACATTGAACCCAACATTAGGCGGCAATCATTATCGCGTAAAAGGATTTATGCAGGTGCTATTGTGTTATCCGGCTAACGTAGGCGCAAAAACAGCAGCAACCCGCGTTGATTTACTGGTTAATCATTTTAAACGCGGTACAAGTTTAACAAACGGCAGTGTAACTGTTATTATTGACAAGACACCATCAATTGCACCGGCATTGATTGACGGGGTGCTTTATAAAATTCCGGTATCAATTTACTTTTCAGCAGATATTTATCCATAAGAGGTTACAAAATGACAATTGCACAAGGCGTTAAAAAAGTTGTATCTTACAAAAAACAAACAGGCTTAGGCGTAGCAGCTTCAGGCAGTGGCGGTCAAGAATTAAGACGTGTCACAAGCACAATCAACTTGACTAAAGAAACATTTCAATCAAACGAAATTCGCCCAGATCAACAAGTTGCTGATTTCCGTCATGGTTCAAGACAATCAACGGGTACATTAAGCGGTGAATTATCAGCGGGAACATATAAAGACTTTCTGCAATCCGTATTGCGTAAAGACTTCGTTGCGATTTCATCATTAACAGCGGCTGCTGTAACTATTGTTGCATCAACTGGCGTGATTACATTCCAAACAGGCAACCCGTTAACTGGTGGTATTAAAATCGGTAACGTGGTTCGTATTACGGTGGGCAGTGTTAACGCGGCTAACTTAAATAAAAACTTATTGGTGACTGCTGTAACAGCAACCACATTAACAGTTAAAACGTTAAACGGTAGTGCGCTTGCAGATAATGCAACATCGGTCACAGGTGTAACTGTTGCTATTCCCGGCAAATATACTTATGTGCCAGAAACAAGCCAAACACAGGATTATTACACTATTGAACATTGGTTTTCAGACGTTGCACAGTCAGAGGTTTATACTGACATTATGCAAACCAACGCTCAGGTTAAAATCCCTGCTAATGGTATGGCGACCATTGATTTTCCATTAGTCGGCTTAAATGTTACCACTGGCACATCACAAGTTTTAACTTCACCAACTGCGATCACCACTGGTGGCGTGACTGCTGGTGTTAACGGGTTGTTACTTGTTGCAGGCACACCAGTTGCCATTGTTACTTCAATTGATTTTGACATTAACGGAAATATTGCAGTGGCAGACGCGGTAGTGGGTTCATTAACACGCCCAGACGTATTTCAAGGCGTTGTAGGTGCAACAGGCACATTTAGTGCTTATTTCACTGACGCAACATTCCGCGATTACTTTATCAACGAAACCGAAGTGTCTATTATTGTTGCGTTGACAACAGATAGCACTGCAACGGCTGATTTTGTATCGTTTACTATGTCACGCGTTAAAATTGGTGGTGCTGATGTAACTGATGGCGCGTCTGGTTTAACTCGCACATTCCCATTCACCGCGCTTAAAAATACAGCGGGTGGTAGTGCGGTGGCTAATTTAGCGACAACAATCATGGTTCAAGATTCACTCGCTTAAAAATAGTGCTACAATTACCCACGCTTGCAATCATGCGGGCGTGGGTATTTTTTTATAAATCAACAGGAACATACGAACATGAGCAAAAAAACAGGTTTATCATTTGATGATTTAGATTTAGTTAGCGCGTCAGAAAACGCTTATGAGTTTGAATATTTAAGAGCTGACGGTGGCGATACAGGCGTATTTATTACAGTGCTTGGTTCACAATCACCAAAAGTACAAGATTGGGTACGCAAAACGTTAAACCGTAGAAAATCACAAGATCAGTTAGCGGCTAAACGCGGAAAAGAAGTTGAACGCACCATTGAAGACGATGAACAATTTGGCATTGACGCAGCAGCAATTCGTGTTGTCGGATGGCGTGGAATTACTAACTTTGAATATTCACCAGAGAACGCCACAAAGTTAATGGAACGCAACAGCGAAATCCGTGAACAAGTTTTTGAGGCAAGCAATAACTTGGGAAACTTCACCAAAGCCTAATCAATGACATTGTCGAGTTTGGCACACGAGAATTTGAACTCAGCAAAACAAACGACAATGGCAGTAGTTTACGCGATGAAGCTCAAGCGATTATTGCAATGGGGCATGAGATACCTGATGATTATAAATCATTGTCTATGCCAGAAAATTACGCCTACTGCTGGGCGTGGTTTGGTGAATTAAGCCGAACACGCTCAAGCAATGGGTTTGGTCAAAATCCAATTAGTTATTCGGAAATTGACGCATGGTCAAGATTGACCAACATAGAATTAACGCCATTAGAAGTAAGTGCTATTATGCGTCTTGATAGTGCTTATTTAAATATTCAAGCAGAGCAAATTGCAAAACGGAGCAAAACAAAATGACCACCGATACCTATTCTATTCAAGTCGCAGTTGATTCGACCAGTGCAGTAACAGCCACGCGCAATTTAACGGCAATGGAACAAGCCACTGGACGCAGTGAACGTGCGTTGAGTAGTTTAGGTAGCGTTGCAAAAATAGCAGGCAGCGCATTGGCTGGTATTAGCATTGCTTCACTTGCTAGAGATATTCTAAAAGTTAATATGGAGTTTGAATCACTGCGAACCAGTTTAGAAACGGTTACAGGTAGTGCTAAGAATGCAAAAATTGCGTTTGAGGGAATAAATACATTCGCAGCAAAAACTCCATATTCAGTTAAGGAAGTAACTGAAGCATTTATTAAAATGAAATCGTTAGGATTATCACCATCTGAAAAAGCATTAACTTCATTTGGAAATACAGCAAGCGCAATGGGTCAGTCATTAAATAGAATGGTTGAAGCAGTAGCAAATGCAACAACAGGTGAATTCGATAATTTAAAAGCATTCGGTATTAAAGCAAGTAAGCAAGGCGATGATATTAAATTTACTTTCAAAGGCGTTGAAACAAAAATAAAAGATAGTTCTGAAGCAATTGTTGGATATTTAACTAAAATTGGTAATACTGATTTTTCTGGTGGCATGGAGCGTCAAGGGCAAACAATGAAAGGCACGTTGAGTTCTCTTGCTGATGCTTGGGACAATTTTATTGATCATATTTTAAGCGATAAAAGTGGCGGTGCAATTTCACGATGGATTACAAATGCAACAAGCGCATTAGGTAAATTTGATGTTTGGTTAAATGGCGCAACTACTTCAATTGGTAAATTAGCGGAACTTCAACAAGAACAAAACAGATTGCAAGCATCAATTAACGCACATAATCAAAATGGTGTAATTGGGAGTTTAATTGATGATTTATCTGGTTTTGATGCAAGTGGTAAACAATCAAAATTAGCAAAAAATATTGAAGAACAAAAACGATTAAGAAAAGAATTAGAAGATGAAAAAAAGGTAATGGTAGATATAACCAAAGCCGCACCAGTTAGCAAAATTGATGAACCAGATAAAAAAGCAGCAGCAAAAGCAGCAGCCGAAGCTAAACGCGCACAATCACAAGCAACAAAAGAATTAGCACTTGCGGAAAAAGATTATAACGAGCAAATCAATATGCAAGTAGCCGCAGCAGAAAACGCAGGCAAACTATTTGCAGCACAGCAACAAACAAAAATTGCGGCACTTGAAGCAGAGCGCGTGTCTATATCAGATAAAGCCGCTATTGAGTATGAATCAGCAAAAACCTACGAAGAAAAATCACGTATATTAAATCAATCACAATCTGCAACCAATTTACTATTGGCTAAAGAAAAAGAGATCCGCGATTCATTAACTAATCAAAGTACTGAAACGATTGACGCTAAAATTGCAGCAGCTCAGGCAGAATTAGATAACGCGGGAAAATACAATTTAACGCTGGCTGAACAATTACGCTTAAAAACTGAAATTGCAGGATTGCAAACAGATAAAGCAGTATTAGCAGAAACATC